CATCAGTGTGACCGGGTTCAGACCGGCCCAAATAGAAACAATGCCGGAGATCTTTTCTCCAATGATCGCAGCAATATCCCATCCAGTCAGATAGCTGATTAAGCCGTTGAATGCCTCCATCATCAGCGTGATTGGGTTGTACTCCAGCCAGAGTTTCACAATCCCATTGATGATTCCGTCCGCAAACGCGGCTTTGACGCTCGCCCACTTCTCTTCAAAGAATTTGGCAATGGCGTCCCAGTTTCGATAAACGATGAACGCCGCAGCAGCGATCGCCGCGACCGCAGCAAGGAACCATCCGACCGGCGTGAGCGTGATTGCCACGCCAAGCCCCTTCAGCGCCAAGGCGAGATTCAGTACAGCCATGACCAGGCCACCACCGATATACAGGCCGAGCGCTGCGAAGACCAGGTTGGCAGCGCCGAAAGTGTCCGAGAGCGAACCGAAAATATCTATAACTGGTTTTACTCCGTCATAAAGGTCGCCGAGCAGACCGGTAACCTTCTCGATATTCCCAGGCAGGTTGGCTGCAAATGACGTCGCAAACGCTTCAATCTGAGGCCGGTATTTGACGATCGTCTCAATCAGCTGAGTGCCGAGTTTATTGAGTTGCGGCACAAGAGCACTGCCGATTGTATTGCCCACGCCACTCAGTGCGGCATGGATCGTGTCGAGCGTATCGCCGAACGCCTCACCTTCCCGCACTGCATCGTCGGAAATAACCAGCCCCAGACGGCGAGCCTCGTCGGACATTTCCTTGAGCCCGGCACTACCGCCACGGATCAGCGGTAGCAATTCAGTGGCGCTCTTGCCGAAAATCTTCACAGCGGCCTGGGCCTGCAGCGACGGATCTTTGATCTTCGAAATTCGGTCTACGAAAGTGTCGAACAGTGCATCCGAGCTTTTCAGCTTGCCTGATGCATCCTTGATGTTGATGCCCAGGCCCTTGAACATTTCCTTGAGTTCTTTCGAGCCGGCTGTGGCCGCGCCAACGTTGATCTGCATCTTCTGCAGGGCGCCGCCCAGTGTTTCCGCTGAAGAGCCCGTCAGCTTCGCCGCAAAGCCCAGTTCCTGGAATCGCTCACGACTGATTCCGGTACGCTCTGCCGTATCGCCGATCGCCCCGGTTGCATCGGCGAAGCCCTGGAAAAACAGGTTCAACGCTGCGCCGGTAATGCCCAGTGTGGCGCCGAGCCCAAGCAAGCGCCGGGCACTCGAGTCAACGGCCTTGCCAATGCCGGCAACCGCTCCACCTACCCCTTTGAGGCTATTGGTGAATACCGGCAACCCCACTCGATCGAGCGCCCCGGTAATACCCGCGCTGGCCGCCCTGACCTTGCCGAAGATTCCCCGCAACGGAGCGGTCACGCGGTCGACGGCCTTAATGATCAGGCTTAAGGAGTATCCTTTGTCTGCCATCCTACCCACTCCTCGGTGCGTTCAAGCCACCAGTTCAGTTCCTCGAAATCCATTTCCATGACTTCCGAGGGCTGAACGCTCATAACTTTGACGACGACGGTTACGCCTCCTTCCCACCCCCGAGGTGCTTCAGCAAAAAATCGCGCGCCTCGCCGATGACGGCGGCTTGATCGTCCTCGCTCAGCTCGTCGAGCAATGAAGGAGGATGGCCAACCATCTTGGCGCCGAGGTCAATCAGCGTGGCAAAATCCATGTCCGCGCCGCCGTTGCCCTTGCCATCAGAGGTAATGCGCAAGGCATGACCACGCAGGTACTTCAGCTTGCGGGTGACCGTCAGTTCGGTGAAGGTGTCCTTGCCGAACGTGACCGGTTCAGTCAGGGGTAGCGTTTTTTCCTTTGCCATTACTTCACTTCCTCGCAGGACATGCCTTCAAATCGGCAGGCAATGTTGCCTTCCTCGGTGTTGCCAGTGCCCTCGCCCGCGTACCAAGCATCGCTCAGCGCGATAACCTTGCCGTTTGCAAGTTCCAGCGTGATGGTCGCCTCATCGAGCGTGACCAGATCCTCGAGACTCAGCTCGTTACGATCAGTGATTTCCCCTTCAATGAAGGGAACCTGAGGCGTTTCCTTGTAGCCGTGAACAACGTCGGCGCCGACCACGCCTTCGCGTTTCGGTTTGCCGAGGTTGTAGGTGAAACTGCCTTTGGCGAAGTAGATGTCGCCATTGACCTTCAGGGCGATGGTTCCCCCGATACGGTTTTTGCCTGCCATGTGTTATCTCCTGGCGATCGCCGTTACAGGCGGAACTGAATTTTGGAACCGACGATGCGCAACTGGTTGACCAGGTCCGGCGGCAACAACATGTCGAGCCGGTTCGGGTCACTCGCGTTTCGCTCGCTGATGAGGTTGGCCTTGAAGTCAGCCATGTTCTCGACCAGACCCAGGCGCTCCCACTCGCGAAACTTCGAGATAGCCTCTGCCTTCATCACGACTGGAGTCACGACAGGCTGACCAGCGCCGTAGCGCGTACCGTCGTTCGCCAGTTTGTGGCGCGGGTACTTGCGCAGGATGTAGTCGCGCCAGTCATGGCGCAGGAACATCACGGTGAGCAGAGTTTCACTGTCGAGGTAGCTGATGTCGGAGCCGCCGGCGGCATTGGTTTTATAGGTGGTGATCAGCCGCTCAACCTGCATCGTGCCGTCAGTGGCCACCTTGCTGGTGGCAATGCCATCAAACAGCAGCAGGTTTCGCTCTTCGTTGGTGAAGCGATCAGCCGCTACTGGCGGCAGGCACCAGGTGTAGGCCAGGTTTTGAATCGGGCGTGCCGGATCAATGGCGGCGTAATATGCCGCAATGGCCATGGTCTCCGCCGCCTTTTCATAAGCAGGCATCGGCTCATCGTTGGCCATGATGATCGTCAGGTGCTGACTGTTGTGGCTATCACCGATAGCCCCCAGCGTGCCCTGAGTGCCGCGCGCAGCCACGAAAGCATGCGCCTCGATCTCGCGATTCCAGGCGAAGCGGCTGGATAACTCGGTCTTGATGGTGGCCAGACTCGCGGAATCGGAGTACGGCACACCCCAGGTTTGCAGCCACTCATCACCGAGGGCGGCCAGGGCGCTACCCAAAGCAGGGTTGCCAGAACCACCGGAAAATGCGGTAAAGGTGACACCCACCCCAGCGGGCAGAACCTGCCCCGTGTAGTAGTTGACCATGGCGTTCAGGCTGTTGCCTGCTTCGCCCTTGTGTCGACTGGTCAGCGTAACCGTGCCGGTGGCGGCAACTGCGGTCACCGGCATGTCAGCAGCAGCCGTGATTGCGGCGGCGGCAGCGGTGCCGATGGCGGTAGCGGTGTCGCCACTGATGACACCCACCGACACGCGGCGCCCCGCAATCAGCAGCTCAATGGTGCCAGAAGCAGTGGCAGGACCGGTGATGACGATAGTGCCCGCAGCGGCAACACCGGCCGCGTTGTCGATCACCGGCATCACCTGCAATTCGGTGTAGGTATCGATAGCCAGCGCCGCGCGCACCATGCCGGCAAGCATCGAGCCGGCACCGAACAGAGTGTCGGCCTGCGGGCCACTGGTCACACGAACCAGAACATTTGCCACGGCGGTGCCAGCAGCAAGCTTCTGACCGATCAGGAGACGTCGATAAGTAACCGACTGCGGACCGCGGACAGCCTGACTGTTGTCGATCTCGCTGTAGGCGCCCGGCTTGCGAAGCGATCCAGGCCCTGGAATGGTGTCGAATCCGATAGCCATTATTTCTCACCTTTTGGGGTTTGGGCCTGAACCACAGGCTGTTCTGTTTCGATCACGACGTCACCGGCCGCAGCCTTGCGAATCCAGTAGCTGTTGATTTCCAGCGTCTTGCCATCAACAGGCAGCGCCTCATAGTTGCCGGGGATCCGCACCAGGCGTCCCTCGACAGGTTTAACCAGCACTCGGGTGGTCATGGGTTCAGGTCCTCAATGATCGTTTTTGCACGATCCGCCGGATTGGGTTGGGCGTTGTCCAAGCTGTACTCGGTAGTGACCGTGTCCAGATCGGGCAGGCTTTCGTTGAATAAATCGTCTGGGTGGCGGTCGAAGTACTCCGCCTCAAAGATGAGGCGGCAGGCTCCGGCCAGCTGTTCGGACTGATCTAGCAGCACCATTCGAGAGCGCAGTAGCTGCAGATCATTGGCGGTGTCGCCGAGGGTGTCGTCCATCAGCAGCAAGCGCTCGACCTGGCGAGCCAACGTGTCGAGAGTGTCGTCCAGTGCTTCGTTGCCGTCGGCATGGATTTCCACCACCAACTCAACCCGGCGCCGATACTCGCGAGGCGCCTGGTTAAAGATTTCGCTGGTCTCGTCCATGGTGAAAACGCAGATCGCCGGAAGATCGCTCTGCCAGCTGTTGGAAATAAACGGACGCACACGGCTGGCATAAACGCTAGCCCCAGCGTTGGTAGCGCCCAACAGCACCGCAACAGCCTTCTTGCGGATAAGTTCGCGGGGGTGAGCCATGGTCATGCTTTCCGAAGAATGATCGTCACGCCAGCCACCCCATCTGGCTGAACATCGCTGATCGTGAACAATTCCCCCCGCGCCCTGACTCTGTCACGACTCGTCGGTTTGTTCGGTAGATCGACCAGGCGAACGCCAAGGATTGGGTTTTGGCTCGAAATCGGCGCACCCGTTTCCGGATCTACCGTGACGTGCGCGCTATCGAACACGGCTTGGGCCAAGGGCACGCCCGGCTCTACCCCATCGGTCAGCCAGTACACGGAGCCATCAGGATCGATGGACGCCGATGGCTCGCTGAAGGTGCGGATCGATACACCGAGCATACGCTGGGCCATTGAGGCCCAGCCCATTACACCGGCGCCGGAGCTGATACGCCGTTGAGTCGGCAGGCACCGGTCGCGCTCGGGTTGGCCGCAATCTCGGCAGCCACGCCAACCAGCACCAGGCCGGTTGCAGAAACGTTCGTGAGTGCCCGACTGGTGGTGTTCATGTAAATCAGATCGCCTTGAGCCCAGGCCTGCGCGCTTATTTTAGTCAGGCCGAACACGCCGCAGAGTTTCAGCACCACCGGCGAACCAGCTGCTTCAGTAGTAGCGGCAACGCCGATGATCGCGCCGACTTTGTAAAGCTCGCCCGAGACGGTACCGCCGGCCGGGGCGATGACCGTGATGCAGTCGCCGTGCTGGATGAAAGTTTTCATGCATGGTCCCCTTCAGAGACTGGAACTGGAAAACAAAAGGGGCGCCGCGTGGCGCCCTTTGGGTTTTGGGTACGACCGACGAATTAGTTGCCGGGGTTTTTGTAAGTGCCGCGGTAGTCGATCCAACCGGCGCCAAACACCAGGCGAGCTTTGATTTCCATACCGTCGACTTCGAAGCCTTCACGGGTTTCCGTGAACACGCCCTGCTCGCCTTCCAGGTACGCGTACTCGAACGTATCTACGCCGCCAGGCGCAGAGAACAGATACCACTGGTTGCCGGTGATGCGCGCGTCCACGATCACTTGGAGCGATGCGTTCCGAACATCGTTGATGTCGGAGTTCTTGGCTGGGACATAAACCGAACTGGTGAACTGGAAGGCTTCCAGTTCCTTGTCTGGGCCAACTACCAGGAACTCGGGCGACAAGTTGAGAAACTCGCCCGCCTTCGATTTTTGCTTGCGCATCGCGGCACGAGCGGCTGCCAGAGTGGTGGTATTGATAGCGCCGCCGCTTGCGGCAAGGTTTCCGTGAGCGGCGTCGTAGAACGGAACGGCGTCGGTGAAGTTCGGATTGCCCAGCAGCAGGGCCCACACCACGTTCGACTCGGTAGCGGCGGCAGCATTACCCAGAGCGGCCGGGATACGAGTCAGTGCGCCCAGGTCATCGTTCACGATGGTTTCCCAGGTGATGGCGATGATCTTGCCGAACTTGGCTACCTTGATCGGTGCGCCGTCCTCGGACAGCGTGCCGTACTTGTACTCGCCATGCTCTTTGACCTGCTCCAGCGCAGCGATATCGCCCAGGGCGGCGCGGGTCACGGCACGGAAATCCGGAACGGTGGTCTGGCGACCCAGCGGACGCCAGGTCTGTGGTGCGTTGGTGTAAGCATCGCGGAGGGTACGATTGACGGTGCTGCCCAGCAGCAGCGGAAAGTCACTCGTGGAGTGCATGCCGGCAGCGCGAACGGCCTGACGGTCGCAACCCAGCGCAGCTCGGGCCAGTTCCTGTGGAGTCATGCCGCGCGCATTGCCGCCGGCCATTTCCACGAACTCGCGAGCCATGTCCACCAGGCGCATACCGCGGAACTCGCGGCCGGCGTCTTCCAGCTTGATGCTGGCATCACAACGATGCAGCAGAGCGTTCTGCATTGCTGAGCGCTTGGCATTCAGAACGGTGACATCTTGACCACCGGTTACCATGGTCGGCTGGCTGCTGCGAGTGTTCGGCTGGTCCTTGGCCTGCCGCTCAGCAAGCTTGTCGATGATTGCTGCGCTGGCATCGGAGACAGGGACAGCACGAGCGATCAGGTCATCGACGAACGCTTCGTCATCCAGGCTCGCCTTGCGCGCCATGGTGCGGATGGTGAGGCTGCGCAGGCGCTCGGCATCGGCGGCTTCACGGCGAAGCGTTTCCTCGGCCGCGCGCTTCTCTTCTTCGGTCATTGCATCTTCCTCTTGGGTCGTAGGCACGGCGGCCGTTGTTCCGGGTGGCTGGCTTGCCTCCCGAACTTCAAAAATGGTGTTGAAACGCTGTCCTTTGTATTCGTCGGCAGTCTTGGCGCTCCGGAACTTGCCGCCGTCGTCAAAGCCGATCGGAACGAGTGACAGCTCCATAGGCTCCCAATCCACAGCGCGGTAGGTCGGCAGCTTGTCGTCGGCGCTTTCGGTTACCTCGTATCGGTGCACCGCATAGCCGACACTGATGTTGCGAAGGATCCCGTCCTGGACATCCTTGAAGATCTGCTCGACATCGTCCCGTTTGCTGAAACGGACCAAGGCACGCCCTTCGCTCCCCTCGATCCAGGCCTTTTCGACCACGCCGATCACATCGTCCAGGTCCCAGGAGTTATGGGCGTTCAGGAACGGTGCGCCGTTGTTGAGGCGATCGAGCCGGACCGCATCCTCGCTGACCTCCAGCTCTTCCATGTAACTGCCAACGTCCCAGGACCAGCGGCGCCCTTTCGCGCCAGTGGTCCAGGTCAGTTCAACAGTGCGAGCATCAACGTCCACCGAACCGGGCCGTACGGCTGCGCGCAGGCTGAGCATCGGTGTCTCATGCGTTTTGTTGGTCGTCGGCTGTGTCTGAGTTGCCATCGTCGGTCTTCTCTTCGGGTGGTGGCGTCTGACTGGCAGCGCCTGCGGCCGCTACCATTCGCGGGTCGCAGTCGAGGATCAGGCCAAGGCTGTCGAGCAATGCGTTGGAATCGGCGATGTCCTGCGCGTGTTGTTTCGGATCGGTCACGCCCAGTTCGCGCAGCGCATCAGGCCAAGTTGTGAGGCCGTTGCGGACGCGGTCCTTGACGTTATCGGTTTCAGTTTTCGGGTCGACCATGTCGCGCCGAGGCGGAACCCACTGCGCCTTAACGTCATCCCGCACACCACCGGGCAACAACACTTGCCCCTCCATGAACCAGCGCCAGACCGGGTCACACAGTTGCGGGATCAGCATTCGCCACTGCCAGACATCGATGCGCCTGGCAAAGTGGAGCCAGCCCAGACGACCACTTGAAAAGTTGACGCCTTTGAGATCCGCCGTCAGCAACTCGTATGGGATACCCAGGCCCACCGCCATGGCGTGTAGTTGCTGCCAGGAGTAGGTGGTGTAGCCGTTGAAGGAAGGTGGCGTGCCGAAGCTGACGCTCTCGCCGAAGCCAAGCTCCTGGATGATCCCGGGCTCAACCCGGTCAAGCAGAGGCGGCTTCTTTAGTTGTGGGTTGCTGTTGTCGTCCTTGGTGATGAATGCAGCGAAGCAAGAGGCGATTTTCGCCTGCTCCATCACCGCATCTTCCATCTCGTCAAAGCTGCGCATGCGCTGCATGACGGGGGCGAACCAGGTATAGCCCCGAGCCTGCCCCGGACGTTTCGGTAGAAAAATATGGATCACGTCTTCCGCGGGAACACGCTTTGACTGCGTCGAGCCAAAAACACGGTTGCCTCCCGGGTGCTCGTCAAACAGCCAGTACGCTACTCGCCGGCCCAACGCATCGAACTCAATGCCCTGGATGATCCGATTCAAGCCGACGATGTCGGCCTTGCTCTCATCGAGAAAATCCGGCTCAAGCAACTGAAGTTGAACCGGCACTGGCAGACCATCGGAGCTGAATCGACGACGACGGCGCAGTAGGCACTCGCCAGACTCGGCGACGGTCTCCATGATCTTGTGCTGCAGGCCGTAGAAATTCTCCAAGCCGTCGGCATCGCACAGCGTGGTTTCAGCCCACGCCTTCCAGAGAGCCACGAGGGATTTGTTGTCGCGGTCTCTG